TATACTAAAAAATAGTATTAAATGACTAAAAAAGAACTAGATTATTTAGCAGAAAGGGTAGCAGATGCTGTTGTTCGTAAGATGTTTAACTCTGACGATTTTGAAGTATCTGCTCTGCCTGCTGCTACAGATGAACAAATGATTGTAGCTGAGATCGCTAGACTTATGACGCTAATGTCACAGTATGAAGATACTGAAGAGTATGAGAAAGCAGCTATAATTAAAAATAAAATTAGTAAATTAGAAAATATAATAAGAAAATTATGATAAAACCTATGTTAGCTCATAAAGTTAATGATAAAAAAATTGACTTTAATGAGCCTGTATTTATACAACCTAAGCTTGATGGCGTGCGTTGTCTATTTACAAAAGATGGAGCATACTCACGTACGGGTAAACAGTTCCATAATCTACGATATATTGAACTGCGACTCGCTCCTTTCTTTGATAAACACCCAGACGTTATACTAGACGGTGAGTTGTATAATCACGATTTAAGAGACGATTTTGAGCAAATCATATCATTAGTCAGAAAACAAAAACCAACTGACGAGGACCGTTTAAACTCAGCAGATATGATACAATACCACGTGTATGACTTTATTGTACCGTTCATCGGTTATGAAGCTAGACTTAAATGGCTAATGTCAAACAAAGATCATTTATGGTCAAATGTAGTTTTACCTGTTGAAACTCACAGAGTATATAAATACGAAGAGGCCGCTAACATGCATTATGATGGCTTTCTAAAACAAGGCTACGAAGGCTCTATACTAAGACTTAACGGTGCTTATGAGCAAAAACGTAGCTACAACCTACAAAAATTCAAAGACTTCAGTGATGATGAAGCTACAATTGTAGGTTATGAAGCTGGTAAAGGTAAACGTACTGGCACACTTGGTAAGTTCTTTATGATGGATGACAATGGTATTGAGTTCGGCTGTCCACCAGGTAAAGGTTACAATTACACAGATCTAGCTAATATACTAAACAATGTACACGACTACATTGGTAAACGTGCTACATTTACTTATTTCGAACGAACTAAAGCAGGTAACTATCGTCACCCGCAATTTAAATGTATACGAGATTATGAGTAGAAAAACATACAATCACATGATCGATGTGAACTATATGAACATAGCGCATAAGATCAAAAGTTTTCAGAAAAAGAAACAAAAACCTAAAGATAATGGGAAAAACAAAAGAGTTATTTACTAAATTAAGAGAAGAAGAGTTTTTAAAAGAACACATAATTGTGTGTACTTTAAAACCTGAAGAGGCTGTGACAACAGCCCTTAATAATAAAGAGTAATAGGCTAATGTCACAAGACAGAAACTTAAAATTTCTAAACAATAACCGCATCGTATACAGGCGAGATCCAATTACAGATAAGCCAGATGAAGTGTACGACTGGGGCGTGGTGTATCATAACGGTACGCATGAGTGTTATGAGTTGTTTAGAACAAGGGCTAAAATTACTACATATAAATCTCTTAAATGGCATTTGCTGGTGTTGTGGTATTTAAATCCTCAACTTGATCAAGATAAGTTTGAGTATATAGCAAGGCATATAGTAAATAAATCTAACGGCTTTATTACATTTAATGTATCAGAGCAATTGTTTAAGAACATTATTTATGATGTTAGCATGTATGACTTAGAATATCCGCCAAAAAACAAACTGCGTAAAGTTATATTTAACGATACGTGTGGTCTTGAGGTAAGTGAGAAACTAAGTATTGTAGGTAGTATCATAGGTAGATCTAAAGCTGTAGCTGCAGATGATATCTATGATGCTATGCTAACATTAAACGAGGCAAAACAAACTATAACTGCTAAAAAACTAGCAAGTTATTTTGATTGTTCAACTCGTACCATTTACAGAAATATGACACAAGAACTAAAGAAAGAAAAAGAACTTTTAAACTCACAATTATGAATTATCCAGATGCAGATAAACACTTCTGGGCTAGCATGACAAAGAGTGTTATAAGAGTAGCAGGCTATTGTCTACTACCTTTTAACCTACAGTTAGCTATGGCGGTGTTAGTTATATCAGAAGTAGTAGGAATTATAGAAGAACTAGTATGAGAAAATACAATGTACAAAATTACATTAGGTATAAAGAAGATTTAAAAAGATCTATGCCCAAAGTATGGAGTGAATATCATTTTTCTTTATATACTCGCGACGAGCTTATTGTAAAGTTTCTACCGCTTGTAGAAAATTTAGCACGTAAGTTTTCAACTAGTCAACAAGCATCAGGCGTGTTAACTATTATGGATCTTATACAGATAGGTGGCGAAGCTTTAATAAAAGCTGTTGACAAGTTAGACTGGAACGTGTTAAACGAGTCTGAAGATATGGAAAAAACTTTAAAATCGTTTTTTAGTAAACGTATTAAAGGTGGTATCAGACGTCGTATAGATATGCATAGAGGTGATATACGTATACCAGAACATAAAATGAACGAGATACGTAAAAATCCTAAAGATAAAAAGATGGTTGAAATGTTTTTTAATTCTATGTTTTTATCTATAGATGCTCAACCAGCTAACGACGAAGGCGAGCAAATGATACATCAAATAGCAGATAAATCAGAGCCATACAATATAGCTTTGTTAAATAGTTATTTGAAAAGCTTATTATTAAAACACTTAAATAAAAAAGAATATGAAGTGTTACGGTTAAGCTATGGACTTGACTGCGACAAGCATACAGCTAAACAGATCGCAGCTAAATTAAATATAGATGGTGTTAGTAATTATGTACGTGTAAGCGAGCTAAAAAAGCAAGCCGTACAAAAACTAATTGACAATGTTGATCACTCGCAAGTGATTGATTATCTGTAGGTTATAGATGTAAAACAGTATATTTGTATGTAATTATATAGGTATACCAAATACCAAAACTTATGACGTTAAACGAAAAGTTAGCAACAATACAAACCAAGTTTAAATCTAAAAAATCTAGATTTAACTCATTCGGCAAATACTACTTTAGATCAGCCGAAGATATTCTCGAAGCTATAAAACCCTTTGTTAAGGAGTTGGGTGTTACTGTCACAATTAACGAAGAGTTAGTTGACACGGCAGTGTTACAAAGCACAGCTACTATAACTGACGGGACCGACACAGTAACTGCTACTGCAGTTGTTGGTGTTGATCTTGAGCAGAAAGGTATGCAAATGCCTCAACGATACGGGTCAGCTTCAAGCTACGGTAAGAAGTATGCTTTAGGTAATTTATTTCTTATCGACGACACCCAAGACAGTGATGCAACCAACGACCACGGTAAATCAACCACAACCGTTAAACCGTCATTGTCTGTAAACACGCAAGCGTTTACAAAGGCTACTGAATACTTAAAATCAGGTGGCGACATAGCTGCTATAATTAAAAAGTATAAAGTAAGCCAGGAAGCGTTGGCTAAATTAAAACAAGCAGAAGTTCATGGAACGAAAACAAATAATAAACAAACTGCGCAATGATGAAGATTACTACGGGGAATTTGGTAGACGTTATCTTAGTAATAGCGACATATCAGCTCTTCTAAATAATCCTCTCGCATACGGTCAACCTTCGAAGCCTTCAGCAGCGTTCTTAGTTGGTGGATATTTTCACACAGCTATTCTTGAGCCAAACAAGCTTAAGAAATACCTAGTAATACCTTCATCGACTAGGAACACGAAGGCTTACAAAGAGATGTCAGGCGGTGAACTATGTTTACTACAACACGAAGTAGATAAGATCGAATTAATGACAGATAAAATGTTAAGCAATGAAGTTTGCGAAGGTCTTATACGTGGAGAAAACGTAGAGTACGAAGTGCCTGGAGTAGCACAGCTCGGAAACAATATGTGGAAAGGTAAAGCTGATATTGTTAATCACGATGAAAAACTAGTGATTGATTTAAAGACTACCGCAAACATAAACAAGTTTCAAAACAGTGCGCGTATGTATAACTATGATAGTCAAGCATACATATACAGTAAACTATTCGGTTATGAAATGTTATTTATTGTTATAGATAAAGAGACACATCAGATCGGATTATTTGATTGCTCAACAGACTTTTATGAGCGTGGCTCTGACAAAGTTGCACGGGCAAACGATGCTTATGATTTATTTTATAAGCAAGAAGGTTTTGATCCTTCACAATATTTTATTAATAAAACCCTTTAAACCAGTTAATATGGCAAGAGCAAGAAAAACTCAAACTAAAGTATGTTCAGTAACAGGTATTGAAACTAATGCAAATAACTTTTACGCGAACCAAAACCATGTTAAAGCTGTAGACAACTTACGTCGTAATACTAATGCGACTAAAGATCAACTGCAGCGTATGTTTAATCAGTTAAATTCTTATGTGTAATGGCTAGTATATTAGCAACAAGTATTGACCTTACTAAAATACCTAAAGATAAAATTATCGAAGGTAAAAAAGGTAAATACTTACCTATTACTATTACAATAAATGACGAGCCAGATCAGTTCGGCAACAACGGTCCAGTAGTTGTACAACAAACTAAAGACGAGCGTGATGCTAAGCAAGATAAGGTTTATCTAGGTAATGTAAAAGTAGTATGGACAAATGGAGAGAACGTTGCGGCTGCGCCTCGAGATGGTGGGCCTGCACCTGTACAACAAGCTGCGGTCGCTCAGGCCGACGATGACTTACCATTTTAATTAAATGCAGACAACAGAGATCAATGGATTTTTGATTGATGAGTTCAATCAATATGGCCTAAAAGAAGGTAAAACACAAGGCGTATGCCCTTTGTGTTCTCATACTAGGCAACCTAAAAATCAGAAAGCACAGTGTGCTTCATATGATTGGGAACGGGGTCTCGGCACTTGTCACAATTGTAGTACAACTTTTCAACTACACACTTATCAACGTAAAGGTGCTAGTGAAAAAGAGTACGTAAGACCAGACCAAAAGCCAACTAAAAAGCTTAATAGCAAAGTTGTACAATGGTTTGAGACACGAGGTATATCTCAGAAAACTCTTACCGATCTTCGGGTCGGTGAGGGTCCTGAGTATATGCCACAGACAGGTAAGACTGAAAACACTATATGGTTTAATTATTTAATGGGCGATCAGTTAATCAACGTTAAATACAGAGATGGTCGCAAAAACTTTAAACTATATAAGGGTGCTGAAAAAGTATTTTACAATATTAATAGCATTGTAGGTTATGACACGTGTATAATTACTGAAGGTGAAATGGACGTGTTGGCTTTACATGAAGCTGGTATTAAAAATGCTATATCAGTTCCTAACGGAGCAACGCTAACAAACAACAACCTAGATTATCTAGATAACTGTATTGATTATTTTGAAGATAAAGAAAAAGTAATACTTGCAGTTGATCAAGATGACGCTGGTCAAATGCTACAGCAGGAGCTTATACGTAGGCTTGGAGCTGAAGTATGTTTCTTAGTAACCTTCGAAGACTGTAAAGACGCTAATGAATATTTATTAAAGTATGGAAAACAAAAGCTGGCAGAGCGTATTACCAAAGCCCGACCAGTACCCCTTGAAAACGTCACAACTTTCAAAGACATTGAGGACGAAGTTACTGACTTCGTTAAAAATGGTTTCAAGCCCGGTTACCAGATCGGCCTTCCGAATTTTGATGATATCTTTTCAACTTACACTGGTCAGTTTATTACTGTTACTGGTATTCCTAGTTCCGGTAAAAGTGACTTCGTCGATCAAATGGTCGTTGGGTATAACGCGAACTATGGTTGGAAAACAGCGTTTGCTAGTCCAGAAAATGCGCCAACTTATTTACATGCCCATAAACTAATGCGTAAGACGTGGGGTGATATGCCCACACGCGCAGACATTGGTGGTGCTAAGTGGAACGAAGTATCAGAACATGTTAATGACAATTACTTTTTCATTGATATGGATAAGTATAGTCTTGAATCAGTGCTACGTAAAGGTGCTGAGCTTGTAAAACGTAAAGGTATTAAATGCTTAGTCATTGATCCGTTTAATAAGATCAGAGACATTGATTGCAAAACAGAAGATGTAAACAGATACACAATGGAGTATCTAACTAAAATAGAAATGTTTTGTAAAAAGTATGATGTGCTTACGTTTATTGTAGCTCACCCAACTAAAATGTATAAAGATAAAGATGGCAAAATTGAAGAGCCAACTATGTATAACATTAAAGGTGGCGGTGAATGGTATGATGCTAGTTACCACGGTATACTAGTACATAGAGACTATGATGCTAAGACTGTTAAAGCTAAAGTATTGAAAGTAAAGTTTCAAAACTTAGGTGAGAACGGAGCTGAAGCACATTTTAAATGGGAACATAAATCAGGTCGTTTTATTCCTCATGCTTTGCCTGGTATGGCTGAAGCTGAGAAAATGCCCTGGGAATAATGGCACCGCACTGGAAGCCTAAAAAAAAGTCTGAGTGGAATATGGGTACATATGAAACTACAGAGCTTGATCACAAGGCTATTGACTGGTGTATAAGAAACAATATAAAAATAGCGCCATTTGCTAAAGAGCCTGGCGTTTGGTATATTGATATAACAATAAACGGTAAAACAACCCGATCACCTCATACTTATATTAAAGATATGATATGGGAGAAGATCTATGAATATTATAGATATTATTATGAAAAATACTTTCGAGACAGCAAATGAAGCTTACGAGTATATGCACAACGAAATTATTACAAATGGTATTGAGTTTGCAAATACTAAAGCTTTATTTAATATAGGATTTACAATAGAAAATCCTACTAACAAAGTAATTACAAATAAAGAACGTAATTGGAACGAAGAGTATGCGGCTGCAGAGTGGGCTTGGTATTTGTCTGGTGACCCTAGAGTTACAACACTAGGTGAACTATATGGTAAAATACCAGCTATATGGAAAAATATGGCAGACAAAAATGGTGAAGTCAACTCTAACTATGGTTATCAGTGGAGAAGAAACGATCAACTTGAAAATGTTATTAACATATTAGAGCACGGTTTTGACACTAGACAAGCAGCTATAAGTATATATGATGGTAAAGAAATGAATAAATATGAGTTTGATACGCCATGTACTTATGCAATACAGTTTACAGTAGTACAAAACAAGTTGTATATGTCTGTCTATATGCGTTCTAATGATCTCTGGTATGGTTTCTGTAACGATCAATATCAGTTTGCATCGTTGCAGGAAATGGTTGCAGAGAGATTAAATTTGCCTGTTGGTACATACTACCATCACGCACATAACTTACATTTATATAACGATAAAATTTAATTTAAATGTATTATTTATACCACATACCAGGTAAAAAGATAGGTGTTACACGTGATCTTAATACCCGAGTAACCCTTATGCAAGGCTATAAGGAGGGAGAGTATGAAGTTCTTGAGCAGTCAGACGATATAGATTTTATATCAGACCGCGAAATAGAACTTCAAAAGTCTTATGGCTATAAGGTCGACAGAAAATTATATAAAAATCTATTTAAGAATATGAATATAAACGCTACTGAACAAACGTCAACCTTTCCGTGTCCAGCTAATAAACTTAAAGGGCATCTGATGGATAACATTGGGCTCAGCTGGAAAACTCTACACGGTAAATTTGAAATCAATTCAACTACAATACCATGGATTGTACACAATGCAAAGACGTCTATGTACAATAACGAGAGATGTTACATTTATAACAAAGCTTATCATGAAGCTTTTATAGCTGAACCAGCTGTAGAAGTTACAGGCGCAACTGTCTTTGACAGTATTCGTGACTGGGCTGATAAACGAGGTATATATGATAGTGGAGATACTAAAACACAATTTGTTAAACTTATGGAAGAGATCGGCGAACTCGGACAAGCAATACTTAAAGACGATGAAGCTGAGTTTATTGATGCTATTGGTGATTCCGTTGTGGTACTCACCAACCTGGCCAAATTGGGTGGCCATAACATTGAGCGGTGTATTGAGTCCGCTTACAGTGAAATCAGTGCTAGATCTGGAAGTATGGTAAACGGAACATTTGTGAAAGATGCAGATTAAAACCAAAGACAAGATAGTACAGGCCGTACTAAGGAAGATGGACGAACGTAGTATTATAGGCCAAGAAAAATATGGTGCTACAATGCTAGAAGAAATCGAAGGTCAAGTTAAAGACTTAGATCGTTTTCTAGTTGATGTTCAAGAAGAAATAATGGACGCGTTGCTTTATATTGAAGCAGCGCGACGGTGCTTGACTGATGAGGTAGAAAATGCAATGTTACGACGCATGGATATCATAGGTCAAAACGGTAACGACGGTTTACATTATGATACGCAAGAAATATAAGCGTAAAAAACGAGGACCAGTACAGGCAAAGAGGATATCATATGATGGTATCAACTTTGCCTCAGGCCTTGAACGATATATGTATATGGCTTTAAAAAAAGCAAAGATCAAAGCTAAATACGAAGGAGAAACATTTGTTTTATTAAATGGTTTTCATTTTGAAAACGAGTGTTATGCAAGACAAGCAAATGGTAAAGGAGATTACAAAAATAGAGGAGCAAAGCGTATACTACCTATTAAATATACTCCAGACTTTATTGGTGACAATTTTATTATTGAATGTAAAGGCAGAGCTAACGAATCTTTTCCTATGCGTTGGAAGTTATTTAAAAAATTAGTCACTGAACAATTTCCAAATATAACTTTATATAAACCACAAAATCAAGCTGAATGCGACAGAACAATACAGTTAATACGCGAAAAGCAAAAGATATAGCTCGGCGTAAGTATGCCGAAAGACAGATCGATAAGTTTATTAAATGGTCAGTTAATCAACGAGGTTTTTTAAAGTATAAAGATATAGTTGAACAGCACGATAAATATAATATAAAAGTGTATGGCTAAATTAAATTTATTCGCTTACAGAGAAAAAGCAAAAGTGCGTCGACCAGGCGTCCACGCTAAAACAAGAAACAGTAACAATAAACAAAGCAAAAATTATGTCAAAAAATATAGGGGACAAGGTCGATAAGACGTGGTCATTATCGTTTGGGTTTTACCCAGGTATATTATTCGGTATGAGAACATACGATGAACCTACACAAACAGCATATGTATTTTACTTGCCATTTATAGACGTGGCATATGAAGTGTTTAAGTAATGGGGTTGTTTGATGAGCGCATAGCGTACAAGCCGTTTGAATATCCTGATTATTATACAGAGGGTTGGTTAAAGCAAGCACAAGCATTTTGGTTACATACTGAAATACCTATGCAAGGTGATGTTAAAGACTGGAAAGAAAAATTAACACCTGAAGAAAAAAACTTAGTAGGTAACATACTATTAGGTTTTGCTCAGACTGAGTGTGCAGTATCTGATTACTGGACTCAAAAAGTAGTATCATGGTTTCCTAAGCATGAGATACAACAGATGGCTATGATGTTTGGCTCACAAGAGACAATACACGCTGTAGCTTATAGTTATTTAAACGAAACATTAGGTCTTGAAGATTATGAAGCTTTTTTACACGAGCCGGCAACTGCTGGAAGGTTTGACAATCTGGTTAGTTATAGCGGTACCGATCCTGTCGGGATTGGCCGCTCTCTTGCTGTCTTTAGTGCTTTTGCTGAAGGGGTTAGCTTATACTCTGCATTTGCTGTACTCTATAGCTTTCAGTTAAGAAACTTACTAAAAGGTATAGGCCAACAAATGAAATGGAGTGTTCGTGATGAATCATTGCACAGTAAAATGGGTTGTAAACTGTTTCGCGATATGTGCAAAGAAACACCTGGTTTATTAGATAAATGTCAAGAAGATATAGTTGAAGCTGCTAAAACAATGGTAGACTTAGAAGAAAAGTATATCGACAAGATGTTTGAAATGGGTGATATTGAAAACTTAAAAGCATATGACCTTAAACAATTTATTAGAAAAAGAGCAAATGAAAAACTACAAGAACTTGGGTACCTCGCCTTCTTCGAAGTCGACACTAAAGCAGCTGATAACCTTGATTGGTTTTATCATCTTACCGGTGGTCATACTCATACAGATTTTTTTGCTATTAGGCCAACTGATTACTCAAAGGCCAACGAAGGCGAAGACTTCGAAGACATTTGGTAAACTGCTAGACAAAGACGACATTGATGATATATATTAAAGACGACTTTCTACCACTACCTCTTTACAAAGAGCTTGTAAATTATTGCGATGAGTTTAATAAGGTAGAAACACCAGGCAAAGATTTTTTTGTTAAAGAACTACCATCAGAGTTAATACATTATATAGAAAGATCATTAGAAAAATTAGAGGGTAAAGATATTAAAAGCATAATATGTTTTGCTAGAGAAGCTAAAAAAGATCAAGACAACGATTGGCGTATACACAACGATACAATAATAGAAGGCCAACAGCCGGACAGAGCTATAGTTTTATTTGTTAAAGCTAATGAAGATAAACTACATGGCACTGCTTTTTGGGAACATGAAAACTATGGTCACACTTACCAAGAATCTGATAGTGAAGAATTTAATCGCATGCTTATTGAAGATGCAAATGATAAATCAAAATGGAAATTAAACTCAGTTGTAGGTTATAAAGATAACAGACTATTGTCATATCCTTGTAATTATTTTCACAGTAAATATCCAAATGAATATAAAGATCAACGTATAGTTGTAGTAATGTTTTATAAACACTTATGAAAGAAAGTAAATTAATTGAAATGCAAAAAAAGATAGAATCTCTTGGTAGACTAGTGGAGTTACTACTTCAAGAAGTATCTGCCTTAAAGACTTTATCTTTTGGTACACATGAAACTTTAAAACTAATGCCGGGTTATGAACAAGCTATCGAACAAATTAAAGAGAAAGTGGCTGAAGAGCCTGGTACTGGAACGTCGTCTGACACCGACAGAAAGACTAGCAAATAGATTAGGGTATATGGGGACTGGATTTTTTGTAACCGCTCCCCATATGTTACCTGAAACGTCCGGTATTATAGTATATTTTTTAGCAGGTTTGTTTTGCTTACCACAAGTGTGGGTAGCAAAGCAATGGAACTTAGTGATAGTAAATATAAATGTAATGATGGCGTATGCTTTGTTATTTTTTAAATGAAAAAAACAATTAAATGTAGTTTATGCGAACAAACATTTTTTAATGGTTGGGATTATAGAGAGCACTGGGAAGAAGCTCATTTAGACTGGGCAATGGAATACGCTAAACAAAATAAAGATGTGGAATAACGATTGGAAAAAAGGTGTCGACTATCCTGCTTGGGGTGACACTGATGTTTACAAAAAAACTATAGCAGGAGGTTACTTATTACCATGGGAATCACCACGTGATGCTTATATGCGTGTAGCTAGTACAATCGCTAAACGTTTGTATAAACCAGAGTTGACAGATACTTTCTTTGATTATATATGGAAAGGTTGGTTATGTTTAGCATCGCCAGTGTTATCTAACACAGGTACAGATCGTGGTTTACCTATCAGTTGTTTTGGTATTGATGTTGGTGATAGCATACACGATATTGGTACTAAGAACTTAGAGATGATGTTACTCGCAAAGCACGGCGGCGGAGTTGGCATTGGTATTAACATGATTAGACCCGCCGGCGCAACAATAACAGGTAATGGAACATCAGACGGAGTCGTCCCATTCTGCAAGATCTATGATTCAACAATTCTTGCAACAAATCAAGGATCGGTTAGACGCGGAGCTGCAAGCGTCAATATCAACATTGAACACAACGATTTTGAAGAGTGGCTTGAAATACGAGAACCTAAAGGAGACGTTAACAGACAATCGCTTAACTTACATCAGTGCGCAGTTGTTGGTGATAAGTTTATGCGAAAGCTTGAGCAAGGAGATAAAGACGCTAGATCTCGATGGAGTAAGCTTATTAGAAAACGAAAAAGCACTGGAGAGCCGTATATCTTATTTAAAGGAAATACTAATAAAGCAAATCCAGACGCATACAAAGACAACGCTTTAAAAGTACACATGACAAACATCTGCAGTGAAATAGTGTTACACACAGATGAGTCACATAGTTTTGTTTGTTGTTTGAGTAGCTTAAATATTACTAAATATGAAGAATGGAAAAATACAAACCTTATACATGATGCTATATGGTTTCTTGACGGAGTACTTGAAGAGTTTATTCAAAAAGCTAAAGGTCTCAAAGGTTTCGGTAACTCTGTACGATCTGCAGAAAAAGGCCGTGCACTTGGCTTGGGAGTCTTGGGCTGGCATACGTATCTTCAACAAAACGGTATACCCTTTGAAGGGTTACAAGCACAGTTCCAAACACGACGTATATTTTCACAGATTAAAATTGAGAGTGAACGAGCGTCAAGAGCGCTTGCTGAGGTTTACGGTGAACCTCTTTGGTGTCGTGGCACTGGCTTTCGTAACACTCATCTTAGGGCTGTCGCTCCTACTGTGTCTAATAGTAAGCTTGCCGGTAATGTTAGTCCTGGCATTGAGCCTTGGGCCGCTAATGTTTTCACTGAACAAAGCGCGAAGGGTACGTTCATTAGGAAGAACAAAGAGTTAGAAAAAGTACTACGTAAAGCAGGTATAAATACTAAAGAAACGTGGGATAAAATACTAGAAGACGGAGGCAGCGTACAAGATATTAAAGAGCTAGATGATTTTGGTTATGTAAATAGTAAGCTGGTACGTCTTTCTGAGCACGATACGTTAGATCTAACAGGCTTTGATAAAGTCAAGGATGTATTCAAAACGTTTAAAGAAATAAATCAATTAGAGCTTGTTAATCAAGCTGGCATACGTCAGCAATATATTGATCAAGCTGTAAGTTTAAACTTAGCTTTTCCTTCTGAAGCTACGCCTAAATGGATTAATCAAGTACACATGGAAGCTTGGAAAAAGGGTATTAAAACATTATATTATATGCGTACCGAGTCGGTGTTGCGAGGTGATATAGCTGCAAGCGCTATGGACCCAGACTGCGCTGCATGTGACGGATAAAAAAAGGGGAGCATTACGCTCCCCTTTGGTTACAGGATTTTCGGGTATGGTACGCCCGTTTTTATTTATCCTGTTAATATGTCCATATAACATCAGGATCTTTATCACTATCAATGTCTATATGTATAAAATTTTTAGCAATACCTATTCTAGTTATACCATGTTTAACAAATAAATTTACAAGATTAAATCTATCTCTACTAGCGCTACAAGCTATATCTACAGCTAATCCTTTTAAATGTGATGACGCAGGTTTTCCACCTACACTTTCGTTATGAGCTTCAGTGCGATAACCAGAGTTAATATGTATTGGTTTACCAAACTCTTCACGTATCATATCTAACTTGCTCAATAACTCTTTACTCATCATTTGTCCGCTGCCTTGTATATCAGGCGAATCAAACTCTTCATATTCAAAATACTTCATAACTATTTTCCACAGGGCTCTCCTGTTGCTACATTAACCCAATTTTCTTTTTCAAACCAGTCGCGTAGTGTTGCTCCTTTTTTTCGAGCTCCTTTTACGTTTGACTTACTTGATCTTTTATAATCACCTTTAGCCGCAGCAGTACGTTTAGCACGTATTACTTTTTGCCTTTCAGCTTTACTCATGCTTTTGTATTTAGCATATGGTAAACATACTTTCTTAGTACCTCCACCTTTAATTTTACTTTTTGCCATCACCTAGTTTTTTCATAGCTTTATTTCTAGCACACTTCATTTTTTTAGCATAGCTAGGATTACGCTTGCGATTAAATACTATTTGCTGATTTAAACTACCAACTATTTTCTTTTTATTTCCTTTACGACTTTTAATTAGCCAGTCTGCTAAAGCATCACAAGATAAATCTCTAAACTTACCTTTAGCATCTGGCGCGTCGGAGTCTTTCCACTCAGGTCTTTTTTTTGCCATGTTTTTTACGTACTTTATTTTTACAAGCTTTAGCTATTGCAGCTTGCTTAGGTTTTTTACCAAATCTAGATCTTTGCTCCATAACAGTTAATATCTGTATCTTGCGAGCAAATGGTTTATTTATATTTAACACTTTGCTACATGTAGCTCTTGCGTCAGCTTCTGTTGCATATTTTATTTTAACTGTATCTTTAGGATTTTCATCAGTATACAGTCTTCTTCCCGAGCCTTTTGGTTTTTTACCTGTTCCTTTTTTTGGATCTGCCATGTCCACAATTTTGCATATTAATAAACCAGTTCGCTAGTTGCACGTCTCGCTTAGTAGCATCTTTACGTGACTTTAATTTTTTAACTTTACTACAAGTGACATCACCTCCGTATAATTTATTTATACGAGCTTTTAGTACGCCTCTATAAGCTTTAGCCATCTTGCCTTACGTAATTTTTAAACTCTGGAACTTTGCTAAAAGCATCTGCGTCATTAACGCTTACTGATTTAACGTCACCTGTATCTGGGTTTTTAAAATTAACAGTTTTAGGATTTAAAAATTCTTCCCACTCTTTATTTGTTCTATTGCCACCAGCATAAGCTTTTTGAGAACTTAATAACATACCACCTACACCAAAAACTGTGGATAAAGCTTTTTGACCTACAGATTTTAGAGCTTGCTTAACCCCTTGTTTTGCCACAAATTTACCAGCAGCTTTCGCTGTTTCAATGTTTTCGTTGCTTAATAATGATGAATTATTAACTTGTTCGCTAACAGGTTCAGTTGGTCTACCAAATGGTGTTTTGCTTGGACCACTCATTCTGCTTTTTAGTTTATCTAAAGCTCCCATAATTATAAGTTTGAATTTATCCTATCAGCTCTTTTTTGTTTTCTTTCAGCTTGACGCTTTAGTCTAGGAGTTTGTCTTTTTTCTCTTCTTTTTTGTCTAGCTTCTTTTAAAGCTTTTTTTGCTTTTTGTTTTTCAGCTTTAGCTTTATCATAGTCACTTTGTATTGCTTTATCTTTATTTTCCTGATCAACTTGATCTGTTCCGCTTTCTTTATCTAGTTGTGCGCTAAGAGCGTTTGAAAAAGCATCTGTAACAGCACTAGAAACTTGCTCACCTACAGCCATGCCTGGCGTAGCAGCATACTCATAATCAGCTTCAGGTATAGTATAACCAGATGAATTATCACCAACTTTACCTGGACCTGGCGCGTTTCTTTTACGCATATCGCTCCAATGAGGCCTATGCATGTAACTAACATTACAATGAGATGGACCGTGACCTTTAGCTGGCCCTCGCATTCTACCTTTAAGCTTATTTATAACTCCCATTACTTTTTCTTTTTAGTACCTCGTTGCATAGCTTTAATATGAGCTTCAATTTTTTTAGCTTGAGCTGCGTGCATACGCGAAGCTTTTTTAAGTTCTGCAACTACTGATCTTAAATTTTTATCCATTACTTTTTCTTTTTAGATTTACCCATGTTACGTGGTCCTCCAGCTTTTGTACACCTTACACCCCAACCAGAGGCATAAGCGCTAGGCCATACTTTAAACTTCTTTTTTGCTGCAGCTTTACAAGCTGGACTAATTTTTCCCATAATATTTTATTTTAGCAAAAGCCGCAGCCAATGCAGATTGGACATATATTTTCCATAATTAAAAATTTGATGCTAAGTTAATTTCATTTATTGTTTCTTGTATTTCAGCCAACCCAACAGGAAGTGTAAGGTCAAGACCGGCTTTAAATATTTTTTCCATACTACCAGACTTAAAAACAAGAACAGCAGGTACCATTCTAATCTTATATTTCTTTTTAGCTTGCGGCGCTTTTGATATATCAACTCTATAATATGACGCATCTTTTATTTGTTTCCACTCATTAAAACAGTTAGCTTCATTAAACTTTGCCCAAAACTCAACAACAATAGTTTCGTTATTGTCATCACCAAAAGCATTATCATTACTTATTGTATCTTCAAAATTACTATCATCGATCCAATATTTTTCTGGCACATCTGATTGCGCATGTGCTAAAGCGCTTATAAGCAGTAGTATTAAAGTTCTCATTGATTTTTTCTTATTTCATATAAACGTTCGTCAATCTTTTTTAAATCTTCTAGTATTTGATCAACGTCTTCCTGCGTGTCCATTATTGTTTGACGAACTAATTCGTCTTTTAAATCATACTCAGTACGAGATATCACAGGTTCTGGTTGTTCCATAGCTAAAGCTATATCAGCTTGTAATGTAAACCACATACCAGCTAGCGTTAATACAAAACCTATTATCATACCTATAGTCTTCAAATCAAGAGTTACCTTAGTGTTTTCTCCTATCTGTGTAGCCATTATCTAAATGTTATATTGATTCCAAAATTAGAGTTAAATATTTCTGAGTCCCAAAACCTAGTGTATTCACCCTCTACAAATATACCTATTGACTTAGTTACTTTCCAACCAAACATTAAACCTGCTTGATAATCGTCCCATTGTTCACCAGCTATTAAATCATTATGACCGCCTTTGCCCCAGCTGTTACGATGCAAATAACTAAAATCTTCGTTGCCTTCAACATAACTATGGTGAGGCATAATCCAGTTGCCATAAGCGTGCAACCAAAAATTATTTTTATAATGGTAGAAATCAAAACCAACAATAGGCGCAATCTCAGCAAAAGGATCTAGTTCAGCCCAAGCCTCTTTATTAAAGCGGTTCATTAACCCACCAAATATACGATCTCTAAAATCTTCGTCAGTATAAGCTACTATATCACCTCTATCGTTTGTCCATAAATAATTAAATATCTGTGACGTAGTTCCATCAGAATTATAAACAGTAGATGAATAAGGCGCGTCCTGAAAACCATATTGATAACCTAAAGAATACCAAGGATTTACTGGAAGCTCTTGACCTTCAATAACTTCTACTTCATTTAACCATATTTCAATAGGATTATACCCGTATGCTTTTTGATGAGTACGATATATAATACCTGCAGATAAACTAAACTTATTACCTATAGGTAGTCTAGCTCTTACTTCACCAGATATGTACTCAAATCCAACATTACCAGACTCTCTAGATTCAAACTTACCAATATGGTATTTACCTGTATGTCTTACAAACAAACGTCTGTTATTAAACTCGTTGCCGTCTACTCTTTGTTTTTCCCAGTGCAACAAATATTCTAAACCTTTTATTGCAGCTGTAGGAGCAGATAAACCTACATTGTTTTCGGTTCCATTGTAAAAATTTGGTTTACTTTCATAACCAAATCTAGCTAACTTACGTAACCCAACACCAGCTCTGTAGTTGTTAGGGTGGTATGTTGTTTGATCTACAACACGAGGTATATCATATAAGTTATCTGGATTAGTTCTAACAAAATACTTTGTTTGTTCTAATTTAGCATTACCGATATTACCCGCAGCATATACAGTTCCGTACTTAACAAAATCATCATATAATGATTTAAAAAACTGAGCATTAGAGTTAAATGAGATTAAAAATATTATCAGCGTTATTATATATTTCATATTTACCATTTTACTTTGTCCGCCCAATAAGCTGCAGACATTTTACCTTTTTTAATGTTCTTTGCGTGACGTGCTTTAAAACTTTTGCGTCGTGCTTTTTGTTTAGCTGATTCTCCAGACTTAGGTTTACCAGCTGTCGATACACCTTGCTGACCAAAGCGTATAATTTTTTCTTTACCTCCTTCACAAGCTTTAACGATGTGAGATTTAGTTTTATGCTTAGGCGTACGCTTAGGTTTGTTACACGCTAACTTGCTTTTATCTACTTTGCTCATTCTCTTATACGTTTTTCTACTATACGTTTTTCTTTTCTACCCTTAGATTTTTTCTTTTTAGGTTTAGGGTCTTCATCTAATCCTATTTCCCAGTCTTGCCAACCTCCTAATAATGCTAATCTTTCCCATAATTCAAGCTCACTATCAGAAGCTTTCATAAGGTTATTTATTTTCTTTACAGCTCTATCCATAGGCAAGTTAGTTGTTGCTGACACTACATTACCTACAGCTAAATAAGCTGGGTTATCTAATCCCCAACCACCATTTATCATTTGCTCTTTGTCCCACTTAAACGATCTTGCAGCTTGATTTATTTTAGATAACTTAGAAGATATAGGTGGAGCTATTCTTTGTAAGTCAGCACCTACTTTTTCGTAATTAGGATTATCTTTTTGCGACTCTCTTATTATACGTATTATAGCATTTTTAGTTACTGATAGCACACCACCTGCTACACCTGTACCTCTTAACAAAGAGTCAGCCATGCTGTTAAGTATGTTTGCGTACTTTTCTTTTTTCTCTTCCTCTTCTGGCTCTTCGTCGTCAAAAGCAAAAGCAAATAAAGCTTGTTGTAACGCGTTAAACATTAAGTTTTGTACAGTAGAATAATAAATTATTTTACTTATATTTGTTTTAGCATCGCCTCTTCTATTTTTTAAATCACGTATTGATTTATCTATTATTCTAGCATACTGCGATGGTGTGTTTTGGAAAGCTAATATTAATCTACCAAGTGGACCAGCTTGCTGCATTGATATACGATCTGGTCTAGCGGACTGCTGCGACTCTTCAGCTGTTTCTCTAAAATCCTCAAATGCTTGAGTCTCAGCTTCAGCTTGAGACATTCCTTGTTTCATTAGAGATTTTATCCTGTTTCTATAGAACGTAGCTCCACCAGATGCAATAGCGAAACTATCTGCTACTTGTGTAGGTGTAAAACCAAATTGTAATAGTTTACTTATAACAGCTCTTGGTCCACCTTTTTTAGCCATATCAGCAATATCTGCTTCGTTTACATTCATACGTAGGCCAGATCTTCTAGCTTTCAAAAAATCAGAGTTAATAAGTTTACTAAAGTCTGACCAGTATTGTTTTTGATTTGCAAAAGCTTTTGCTGCAGCTAATGGATTGTTATCTGTAAAGTTTAAAAAGTTTATAGATGATAAATTTTGTAGCAACGCAGATCTAGAGTTAAAGAACATAATAGCTCCGACACTGCCTTGCAGCCAATCTGTAAATCTACCAGTCAAGCTGTCATCTGAAAACCTTCTGTTGCGGCCAGTCTTCATTCGATCTAGCATATTTTCCATAGCTTTACGGTACTTTTTACCATACGCAGCCTCAAGCTTGTTCATATTCTTTTCAGAGAATATAACATCAACATTGTTTTGCCATTGAGTCAGATACTTAGCTCTAACACCTTTATTTATACTTTCTTGTATGTCAGTTGTTATAGTACCAGCTGGCCAACCTTCTTTTGGTTTAGCATATTCACCTTTTTGTATAGCGATAACTTGCTTCGCGAAAGCCTCTAATTCACTATCACTTTGCACATACTCAACAAGATCTTTTAAATCTTGTTTGCTAATACCAGGTATATCATAACCTTGTGTGTTCCATATATAAACTCTAACAGCTTGCTCTCTTGTAAATGGTTCACCTGGTAGCTTTGCTCTTAATTTTTTTGGTACAAAACCTAATTGTTTTTTAAGAGCTCTGTAGTCCTGCATAACACTAAGTCTAGCGTTGTCAATATCGTTAACAGCTCTAGCATATGGTTTAATTAGATGCTCGTTGTACCAAGCCATTTGTGAGTCGCCAAGTTTACCTTTACTTAATGTTTCATATAGCAAACCTACAAAGTCTTGAGCTGAGTACGGTATACCTCTAAACACTCTACCAAGTGATGCACCAGCTACTTCTGCTTTAACTTTCTTGTATTCTTTTTCCGATGCAATGCCAGTTGTTTGTTCTAGTATATCGTTAAATCCTTTATCTAACGCTTCTGACTTGCTATGTTTAATGTAAGCTTGTCTTACTTTTGATTTAACATCTAATATGCTAAGAGCATCTTGTACAGCTTTAACATTTTTGTAAGCATCATCTGCAAAATAAAAATCATTATAACCTTCGCCAGCTTTACTAACAATCCATCTAGCTTTTGCTTGTGGAGAACTGTTTCCTAAACCTACAATATTTTTAAGTGGTATATCTAAACCTATAGATTTTAAAAATTCGTGTATTGGTTTAGCAGCTGACTGTGTTCTAGCCGTAAGAATAAAAACGTTTTCATTACCAAACTTTTTATTACGAGCTATTGCCTTTTCAAACATAGGACCTTTAGCTCCTTTAGTAACTTTTTCAAATTCACTAAAATCAAACTCAGCTCCAAGCTTACCAAGCTCTTCACCTTGAGCTGCAAACTCTTCAGCGTTTAAAGTGCCAGTGCTACCATCAGGCATAGTGTACAATACATTAGATTTTGTAGTAGCAAGTGTATCGTCAAAGTCCCAAACACTTATACCTTTATTAGGAGCGTTAGCGTCTCTAGCTTTTTCTACGGCTATATCAGCCGCTTTCATTACGTTAATGATATCTTGGTTTGTAGGTGATTTACTAAACTTTAAACCAGCTGTTGTTTGTAAACCTGGAATATCTTTTACAACTTCTATTTTCTCTTCAATAGTAAGCTGCTCATATGGGTATAAATAGTTTTTAGTCTTTGGAAACTTTTGCCTAACTACAACATCTAACATATCAAATCTATCCCAAGACTTAGGATTATTTAAATCAAAACCATCTGGTAGTTTAGAGTTATTAGACTTAGATGTTTTAATATAGTTTTTCTTATTGTCTATTATTTGTTTTACAATTACACCTTCAGAGTTTAATTCATTACGATTAAATCTAGCAAGTTGTTGCATTTGGCTTAAAGTTAAATTTTTAGCTATAAACTCAGCCATATTTAATCCAGTAAACGTTTCACCTGTTACTAGTTTACGTGTACCTATTATAACTTGATCATCAGCATCTTTACCTAAAAACGTTAAAGGATCTGCAAAATCTCTAATAGCACTACCTGACGCGTCTTTCTCTACACGTAATCTTTCTGGTATAACAGCTTGCTCAAGACTATTAGTATTTTCTTTAATCTTTTGTTTTAGCTGTTCTTGATTTACGCTACCTTTTATATACTGATTTAATAGGTTTATAAAGTTTTTGTTAGCGTTAAATAGTTCAACTAAATGCTCATTGTGCATTTCTTTGTTTTGGTTTTTAGTAGTACCTCTTTCAGGTTTCATACTAAAACTAGTAACTGGTATTAAACCTTTAAAAACACCAGTAGCTCTATTAACTTGTGACTCTAACAAATCAACTATAGATTCTAAAGTTTTTGAATTAGGACTTTCAATAACCATATCTGCTAAAGCATCATAAGCATTATTGACAACTTGTATGTTAGCAGCTAACGTTTCATCTATATCATTACCTTCTTTTACTAATAGTTTTTCAACTTCTACTTTAGCTTGTTCAGGCGTAATACCTTCTTGTTTTACTATTTGTTCTACTTTACCTCTAAATCCCTTTTGACCCCAATTTCTTGGAGCAAAAACATTTTCTAAGTTACTTATATTTTTACCAGTACCTGTTAATACGTCTTCACCAAAAGCAGCTGTTAACAAAGAAGAATAATTCTTATCTGTATTATATGCTTTGTAAGTTAAAGGAACGCCTGCTAGTGTCATACGCGTATCGCCAAAACCTACGGTGTCTATTATAAACTGCTGATATTGTTTAGGTAGTTGATCAAAAGTTTTACCTTCTGGTATCATTTTTTTGACAAAATCTTTTTGAGTTTGTCTTAAATTAACAGCGTTCTCTACAGAAGATATTTTATTTTTACCCCCAGCAGGAACACCTACAGTGGACCTAAGCTGTTTATAATTTTTATCATTAGTAAATAACTGTCTTATAATATCTTCATCTTCAACACCCTGCTCTTGAGCTAGATTTTTTATATAACTTATTTCTTGCTCTATCTGCTCTGCGCTTAATTCTTTTTCTCCTTTAGTTATACTAGATATATATCTTTCAAAAGAATCTTCTACTTTAGGTTCAGCTTTACTAAATTTAAGTCCAGCACTTAATCGCTGAGCTTTATCGGGCATAACATCTTCAGCTATACGGTTTTGTATGTGAAACTTTAATGCTGCTTTGTAGTGCTGTGAGTCTCTATATATTGGTAGTTTTTTACCGTCTACGATCCTATTAAACTCAATCATTTCACCATCGTAAGCTGGAAGAGTTATATTTTTACCTTGAAGAATATCTTTGTACTGTTTAAGCGTGCCAACAAGATTATCGTTAGCATCGTACATAACTTTACCAAGCTTAGTCTGCTTTATACCAGTTGCTCTTTTTTGGTCATCTTTTGTTTTTGGTAATCTACGAAAATCATCTTCAGCATTTCTGTTTAAAAACGTACGTATGTTTCTAACAGCACCTTCATCTAGCTTAGGAAAGTTTCTTTTAAAATCAACTATACCGTCTACAGTTGAAAGCCCAAACATATCAGCGTATAACTGTGTTATGTTTTTAGGTATATCTTTTAGCTCTTTAAATCTAGATATATCTTTACCTTTAAATGCAGTTTGTATTTCTTCTGTAATTCTATTTTCTAAAGCTTCAGTGTTAGCAGCGCCTACATTGCTTAAAACTTCGTCACTATATACTACAGTTTCAGTAGGTTTTTTAGCTAAAGGTTTATCTGTAACATCCTCAGTAGTTGTCTCTGTAATATCTTCTGAAGTTACTCTTTCAGCTTTACGTTGAACAGCTTCATCGGTAGTTGATTGAATTATTTGGTTGTATCTAGGATCGTTTTTATAAAACTCTTGTAATCTAACATCAAGTAGTTTACCTCCAGGTGTAGTTGAGTTTAAATAACCCATTACACTTTTATTTTTAGCTGGATCATAATCTTTTAACAAACCAACTAATCCTCTTTTGTCATCAAACAAAAAGTTTCTAATTATATCTTCTTTCTGTATTTCATCAAGATTTAACTTTAATCTACGATCTACTTCGTTTTGTAACTTGTCAGCAATTAAAAAAGCTGTAGCATCTTTACTTTGCTCGTTTACTAAATCATCTTTAAACGTTTCAACTTCTTGGTAAATACCTTTTGAGGCTTTAACTTGCTGTTCGTCAGCTTGCTGCTCTGCTTGTGGTATTAACTCACCTTCAGCTCCTTCTTGTAGTACAGCTTGTTGACTTTTAGTTAGTTTACCTTTACTTAAACTATTGTTGTAATCTTTTATAAAATTAACTACATCACTACCTTCGTTAAATTTTACATTAACACCTAACCTACCAAAAGTTCTACGTAACTTATCACCAAGCAGTGTAGAGATATCTGCATTAAGCTGTATATCACCGGTAGCTAAAGCATCTGAAAATAAAGTTAAAGCTTCTTCCATCTGGATTTCTACTTTATCATCTTTGTAGAGCTCCATTCGTTTTTTAAAGTTGCTATCTTTTATTTTGTTTACATCGATCTTATCTAACTCTCTAAGCAATGCGTTACCTAAATTTATAGCAGCCATAGGATTTTTCTTCATTGTTTGATTTAAAACATAATGAAGAAACTCGTGGCTAGCAACATTAACAGCTTTTTCGTTTAACGATTTTTCTCTGTTAATTATAATTGTAGATGGCCCATCACCTTGCCCAGGTATAAAAAATCCTTGTTCACCAGACGCTGCCACTCTACCACCTTCAGCTACAAGATTAGGGTTATCATTTAAATACGCTTGTATTTCAGCAGCATTTTTAAAATCTAATACTCTTATGTTATCATCTTCTTTAGCTGCTTCTCTAACATTAAACAAGTTATCGTAAAACTGTTCAGCTTCGTTTCTTATATCAAATATGTTTTGACTTGCAACCTCTCTACGTTTGTTTATAGTTTGTATTAGTATTTCTTTTTCTTTGTCTGTAAACTTGTCAGATGATTTTATTTCATTTATTCTATCTGCCGATGTAGTTAGAAAATCAGAGTTAGCATTTAAACTTTCTATTTGACTATCAGATAACGTACCAGCTAATGTATTACTTTTATCAATAATGTTTCTTAGATTAAACCTAAGTTCTTCTTGAGCTGTATTAATATCAGCTATTTCTTCTACTGTTAAATTTTTTCTAAACTTACTATTTTCTAAGTCATTAAGTTCTAATATTATGTCACGAACAGCTTCATGATCTTTACCACTTCTTAATTGTCTAGATGCTCTAGTTATCGCTACACTACCTGTGCCACCTACAAATCCTTGTAAAAAGTTTTCAACGCCGTCTTCAGAAAATAAGTAATTTAAAGCAGACTCTTCTGCTTCAAGATAACTTCTACCAGCACCTAAACCTCTGTTGAGTTCTTCTATACCGCCTTGCACCCACTCAGTTCCACCTTCTTTAGTACCTGTGTTTAAGAAAGTAAACAAAGCTTTTTTAGCCCCAGGCGTCATATTCTTTAAAGCTTTTTGCCAACCTTTTATACCAGCTCTTTCGAGTAAATAACCTACAGTTCCTAACGAAGCAGGTATCACAACCTCACCTTGACCAGTATTAAAAAGTTCTTCTGTTGTTATACCTAACTCTTCAGCTTTACTGTCATTGTAATCTTTTATAGAGTAAGCAACCATATCTGACGCAAGTCCTACACCACCAGTTCCATAGCTTATAGCCGCTGATGTTAAAAACTGAGATATACCATTTACAGTTGCAGCTATACCAGTTTTTACATCTTCAGTGTTCATTAAGCCTGTAAACGGTGAATAAACATATATGCCTCCAGCTTTTTTACCTATGTCTTTAAAACCAAGAGTCTGCATGTTGACTTCTGCTAAAGCATCCATCTCTTGATTTGTTTTATTAAAAAACTTGTTGTTTTCTTCAATAGCTTTTTTACCTAATTTCTCGCCTAATGCAGTAGTAAATAGTTCGTCAGGTATTTCTTGCGCTAAAGAAGCTAAAGTAAATTCCGCTCTTGTATCTACACCACCTATTGTATTAAGACCATTAACTAAAATGCCATACATACTTTCTACAAATCCGACGTCTTCTACTGTTTCAGGTTCTCCAAACATATAGTCTCCAGCTTTACCTAGTAGTTTAGCTAAAGCTTTAATACCATCCAGCGGATTTAAACCAGCATAGTCATCTTCTAGATTTTGATTTGTATTTAAACTTTGATTTAATTGTTGAGCAGATTGATTTTCTAACCCTTGCTCTACTTCTTGGTATTGTGGAGCTGATATTGAAGGGCCTTTAAATTTATCTGTTGATAGTGATGCCAATGAAGACTCCACCGACTCTAATACCCCACTCTCTACTATAGGAGTTTCTACAATTTGAGTCTCGGGTACAGTCCCGGTTATCGGTGTTACAGTTGCACCCTTTTCCGCAACACCCGTTTGCTTTCCCACCTTTTTAATTCCGTGTTTAGCAATGTATTCTTCTAAAGAAATACCAGCGGCATCAGCAGCAGCTTGGAGTTCTTCTAAAGTATATTGATATCCTTGATATTCAAACATAATTTAATTTTTTAACCTGTTGGTAAATCTGGTCTATTTAATGTTGGCGTTAAAGAATCAAATGTTGGATTTAATTCTTCTCGAGAAGGATTAGTTTGACCTTCTAGCATATCATTAGCTTGTTTAAGCGTAAGACCACTAGCTTGTAATATCTTTCTTTTTACTTCTAAAGGTGTATCCCCAGGTCTAATTTTTATATTAAATCCTTTACCTATAGCATATCCAGTAAGCTCTTTATTTTCGTTTTCGGTAGCTTCTATAGGTATTCCTAAATCTTCAATTTTACCTCGTAAATACTGATTAACTTGTAGACGTCTAAGATCGCTAAATTCTCTGTCAATTTCAGAAGCGTTGTCCATAGTTATTTGTCTAGCTGTCTTGTAGTCGCTTAATTCTTTTTGTTCTTCGTCACCTAGATTTTTAATTGACCTTTGAACGTATACCATTTGACCCTCTTCAAACTGCTGCCCATTAGCATTAGAAAGACCAGCTGCATTAAGCTGATCGGCTTCGGCTTTTGATATAGATCTACTTGTTAAAAATGGAGTTCCATTTGTAGGAGCGCCTTGAAGCATTTCATCATCAAAAGTTTTAAATTGATTTTCTAATATATCGCTAGCCATTATACTACTTAAGTAATCTATTTTGTCTTGTTGACTAGCATTTTTTAAATACTCCATTAAATTACTTCCATCTGGTCCAGTAGTAAGTCCACTGTTTATCATAAATTGAGCTTGTGAATCTAAACTACTACCTGTTCTAAACACAGTAGAAGCTTTAGCTTTTAGTTCGTCGTTAAAAGCAGATGAACCCGTCATGTTATTTATTAATACTACTCTATCATTAAACTCTAAAGTATCACTACCTTTTTGACCTGTAGTTGTTAGATATGTCTGTGATAAGTTTACGTCTTTTATATTATGTTCATCATCTATAAAACCAGTTGACTTCATAACTTCACCTATATCTAAATTTGCTTCTGTGTTTTGTACTAAATCAAAACCTTCTTCTGTACCATATACTGCAGCGTTTAGCTCACCACTAAAAACATAGTACCCATCTTTATTAGTTAACGTACCATATTTAAATTTTTTTGTTTCACCTTCTTCTGGTAATTGACCACCTATTTCTCTGTAGTCTTTTAGAAAAGAAGAGTTAGTAGGTATTTTTACCTCTGAAGATATCGCGTTTTCAATGCCACTTGGATTAGTAACGCTTCTACTAGCAAACGCATCTTCACCAAAAGCATTTGGTTTACCAGCTATATTAGTAAGAAACACTTCGTTAAAAAGCTGTTCGCCGTTTGTTGGATCACCTATAACAAATTGAGTTGCATCTGCGTTAGGATCTAAAAAAGCTTTAGCGTCAGCAACAAGACCTCCGATTTGACCCATGCTAGCATTAGTATAATTATTAAAGTCAGTAACTATACCAGCTAATTGTCTTCTTGAAACCATTTCACCGTTAAACTCTATTTGATCATTTTCGTCAAACTCGCCAAACTGCATTAACAGTTGAGCTTCTAAAGAAGCTTCGCCTTTTTGTTCTGCAATAGCTGTAAACTGAGAAAACAATTGATCGCTAGCCCCATAATTTTTTTTGACTGTTTCTTGAAAAGATCCTATTTGTTTATCAACGTTTAATAAAATTGTATTTTTAAATTTATTTTTAAGTTGTCCAAGTTTTTCAGCTTTTTCTTGCTGAGCTCTTCTTACTTTAGTGCCAGCAGCTAAACCTTGCGCAAACGACTGACCAACGCTTTTACCTATTTCTGCACCAACGTTAACTCCTGTTGGCACGTAAGTATAATCTGGTCCTGGTATTGTATATCCCATAATTTAGTTCCCTCCTATATAATTGCTGCTACCTTGAGTGAATGCTCCGCCTAATCCTGCTCCAGCTATACTGCCAGCAATATTACCTATACCACTGAATATTCCAGCTGTTGCAGCTCTACGCTCAGCGTTAGCGGCTTGTTGCCTTTGTGCAGCTCCTTGCTCTTTACTAATTTCATAACTAATATCAGCATTGCGTCTATCTTCTTCAGCTTGAAACTCAAATATTTTACCTTGAGCTTCTGCAGCTTGCTCTCTTTGACCTTCTGATATCGCTATACCTTGTAATCTTTGTTGTTCAGCTATTTTGTTTTGTTGTAATGTTTGTTCGCCCTGCGCTCTTAGTTTTTCATTATTAGCTTCTTGTTGTTCGATGCTTGCTGATATACCACGTTTACTTCTTAGAGCTGCTTGAGCAAGAGCAGTAGCACCACCAGCCCCAGCGCCTGTTGCTAGCATCGCGTCTAAAGTATTAGCTAAAGATATATCAGCTTCTTCAGCTTGCATTTCTGCGGCTTGAGTAGCAACACTTAACTGTGCAAATGGATTACTCATTTGGCCACTTAAATCACTAGCTAAGCTAGCTAAACTAGTTACACCTGAATAAGGATTTATAATATCTTGTCTACCTTCTTTTAGTTGTTTAACCCTAAAAGCAGCGGCTTCTTTTTCGTTTCTAAATTTGCGAGCTTCTTTTTTAGCTTGACCTGCTTGAACGGCACCACCAACTACTGTTGATGCAACCGCTACACCCGCTGCTACTGCCGTTACTACTGCCATATTAAATGTTTTTTATTAATTCGTGTGATGGACTTTCGTCTACTGTCCAGCCTAATTTTTTATGTGTGTTTATTAAATGTCTGTTTCTACCAATACTAAACATGTGTACTTTGCCTAGCTTTTTACATAGCTCTTCAGCTGATGTTATTAAAAGCTCTATCGCGTCTTTTCTGTCACTATCTCTATACTCAGGATCAGATACTATCCATTCAAGCAAAACAGCGTCAGAATTAGTCATATAAAGAAACCCAGCGCATATAGAACGCCCATCTTTTTCAACCATTAAACCTCCGGTTCCGTTATCTGGTAAAAAACTTTTAGGAGGATTAACCCATTTAGGCCATGATTCCCACCATTTACACAAAGTTTCCCAGTCTTCTTCTTTTAATAATCGAGTATTTAATTCCATATAATTTAATTATCCATAGTAAACCCTGTGCTAACTGCAAATAATTCTTTCATGCCTCCAGGGTTAGTGTAATCATCATTTTCAATTGTTACCGTACAATAACGTGCTTTTATTCCAGTTATATTTTGACCAAAAGAAACTTCGTTTCCTTGAGCTGTACTATTATTAACTAAGTTAGCATAGTATTTATTTTCTTTTCTAGTAAAACCTGCATAAAATTTATTAAACGGTGGATCTTCAGTACCAAATACAGTTAAATAATCGTTAGGTGAAGCGTCTGATCTGTAAACAGGTTGATTATTTGCTGGGTTAATTACATATTCACCTTCATAATAACTATATATTTCATTATTAATACCTGTACCTACATCTCTATGCTGAGGTGTTATCCATATAGGAGTATAGTTAGGTTGAGGTCCTACATCAACACTGTCTGATCCTGTTGTATCTGATACAAATTGTGTTATTTTCCAACCATTACTACCTTCGTAGTTTACAGTTTTAAATACTTTAGATACGCTTGGTTGTGGATTTACAATAAAAGTTATATTTGATTTGTAATTTACACCGTAAAAATTAGCTCTTGGCGTACTAGAATCATCAGCATTATGTTGCCAAACGCTCGTATTAACAGTGTTAACTGATCCATTTACTCCTGTAAAAAACCTATTACCTAAACTAAACATTATAGTAGGTTTAAAAGAATAAAAAGAAGGCCAACCTAATACACTTTCATCAAAAGACAAAGTATAATCACCTGCCTCAGAGGCTTCTGGTGGTTGCAAAGAAACTACATATTGTTTAGTGTATATATCCCAACCTCCTATAATTTTACCTTGAGTTGCATATTGCGCTGAAGTATTTTCACTTAATCGATCTCTAAAGAAATCAATCATACCATAGTTAGATATTTCTGTTATACCATCTCTAGATAATCTTAATACAGCATTTCTGTTTCTATCTACAAAGTATTTTCTATAACCATATACTGCAAAGCTTTCTGGGTTTGTAGCTATACCATACTCACCAGCGTATGCGTTTATTTGTCCTATAACTAAATTAAGTTGACTAACAGGTACACCTCCGCCTTCAGCTGTATATATAGCATCTTTATCAATTAATGCTCTACTTACTTTACGTTCTGAAAATATAACTAGATTTGTATCTTCTGAGTAAAGTTTTTGTATACTACCAAATATAGGGTCTGTAGCTTTTATTATTTCTTCACCAACGCTAAATTGATTAGTGTTGTTTATACCAGTTCTAGAGTTGTATATACCAGAATATATCATAGCATTACCTCTAACAGATCCTCGTGGTTCATCTTCAACAACATAGGCTTTTGGACCTAAACTAACTTGAGTGTTATTATAACCACCTCGTATTCTAGACTCTTCCACTGCCCAGTTAGCATCTGTAGTAATAGGTGATCCTTGAGGATATCCACCTATTGCTTGAGGTATACCTCTTGATCCGGCCCATATAGGAGTTCCAGGTTCAATTGGTTGGCCTATACCATTAACTGTTTTTCTTAATAAAAACGAATTAAAATATTTAACTTCTATAAGTGCCATATATATCTAATCACTTGTTTTTATGCTTTTTTAGGTCTGCTTTGCCCTGCTGCTTTTGCAGCACCATTAGTACCGTTTAATTGAAAATAACCTGTCCATATTCTTCTATCCTGTGTTGTTGATTTAGATACGTTACTATCCCCTGCAGCAAACTCTGCAGCTTGCGCCATACGTAAATTTGTAGATGAGGAACCTCCTGTAGCGTTTGCAACAAAACTAGAACCACTTGGAGCTGTATCACTTGGTCTATAAGCTAAATATATTGGCCCTGAAGTAGTTCCAAAATTATACGGTGTAGTTAAACTTATATCTTGATAAAATGTAGTAACATATCTAGGTAATGGTTCTCTTGCGTATACTAATTGGTTTATTGAATTAACACTTACACTTTCAGCTGCAGTTCTAGTGCTGAACTGATTTGTATTAACTTTATACGCGAAAGCTCTATTATTTCCAAAGCCATAATAAAAATCTCCAGCTGAAATTGTAACTAGCATGTTAACACCAAGAGAAGTTCCTTGAGCGTTAAAGCATCTTACACCATACGTGTTTCCAGGCATTACTGAACCTCTAGTGGATAAAAGACCTGCTACTAAACGATATTCACCAGCTCCAGTACCAGCATTATAATACGGACTGTTACCTATTACAAACCATCTTGAAAAATATGCGTCATTATTATTACTATTGCTATTACCGTTTTGAAGATAAACACCAACTGCGTTGCTTGGAACGATACCTGAGCCTACATTACTTAAACACCCATATCTAATTCTTTCTCCTTGATTTGCAGTAAAGTTAGCAGGATAAGCAGTAACACCGTCTCCGTTAGATAAAAAGTTAGCAAGCGTTACACCATTAAAGGTTTCAGAAGATAAATTTATACCTTCTATGTCTCTTGCTCTATCCCAGTTGTTAGGATATCCAGCTCCGTTTGGATTTCTGTACTCAACACTAAATATCTGATCTATTTGCTGAGCCACGCTTGGAAAGTTAGATGGATCTAACGCTGGGAATACCATATCCACTCTAACATAACCAGTTCCTTGTGGTAAACCGTATCCTCCACTTGGCCCTTTTACAGTAAAGTTTTGTGTAAAGTTTTGTGGGTTTGTAGGTGATCCACCTTGAGAAGTAGGACTATAACAAGTTGTGTTAGCTCCAGTGACACTAGTACCCCATCCAACATCACTAGTTCCAGTACCTGAGTTTGGTTTTAAACCTCCATTGTTTCCTTGGCTTTGTTGAGCTAAACTACTATCGGTTGCAAAGTCTGCAGAATTATTATGAAAACTTGCTATATAACCAAGACCATTTGAAGCACCTGCAAAACCAAAACCAACGCGATACTCACCAGGCACACTATTAGGAGACCCTGCTAGATTACCGTAATAAGTTGTTCCATCTTCAAAACTACCACCAGCTGTTTCTTCACCAATTATTAAATCAAAAGTAGCTTGTGAAAAAGTGCCATCAGAGCCGGTAGCTCTAAGCGTTACTATAAATCTACCACTATTTTGACCGTAAGTATTTTCAAGTATAACACCATCGGAATTACTTGTAGGTGGCGCAGCACCTGGATCTACTTTAAACGCGTTAACAGCATTACCACTAGCGTCTGTTTGGCTAACTATACTCCATGTTATACCGTTTTGCCTATTAGCGTATTGAGGATTTGTTGTACTACCATCGTTATTAGCTCCATTAGTAGCAGTAAAACGAGTTTGACCTGCCATACCATTTGCAGTAACACTATATCCATAAGATACAACTATTTGAGCAGGTATAACTGTCTCAATTGTTGTTGGTGTATTTTCTAAACCAGTTGATGGATTTAAATTAAATGTTCTAAGTATACCTACTGCTGGCGTGTTTGGTGTTACGTCTTCTGCGGTTATTGTAAAAGTATAAATTCTGTCGTTAGGTGTGTTTGCTATATAGTTTTTATACGTATTATTTACAACTATAAATCTATCTTCAGTATATGGACCTGCTACTGTTCCATCAAATTTAGTATAAGTTTGACCAACTTGTATTTTCATCAAAATAAATTGATTAGTCACATCCACGTTGTTTCCGTCAACTACACTAAAATTAGTTATGTTTATATTTGTTATTGGAATATTTGCAGATGTAACAAAATAAAAATCACCAGTAACAATAGCTTCACCATACGATTGAACTAACTCGGGATTAGCGGTAAAAGCTGCTGGTTGATTATAGTTACTAGGTTGAGATCCTTGCCAAACCCCAAAACTTTCGTTAAACAAAAAATCAAAATCATCTATATCAAATATAGTAGCTCCAGATTGCTGTGCTACTTCTTCATTTAAATCTGTTATTTTACCAGACGTGCTTGTCTCCCAATATATATCTAATCTTGATTCAGTAGGTTTTGTTTCATATACAGCTAAATTTTGTATACTATAAGTTGGATTAGTATTACCTGAATCTTCAATTTGACCTATAGGATTAGTAGTAGATATTCTACCAATTAAAGGGTTTGATTCAGCTTCGTAAAAAGAAAAAGTTAATTTAGCTGGAAAACTAGATGATCCTTGGAAAGGTGCAACATCAAATAAATCAAATTCTGAAGCGATAGTTGAAACAGTATCAGCAAATCTAGATGGAAAATATTGTTCGTTTAAAGCGCCAAAGTTAGTAGATAATGAAACTCCAGAAGTACCATTTGCTACAACATTTGTATTTTGTACTCTACCAAAAAGCTCTACTGAACTTCTAAATTGTTTTTGCTCTGGACCTACTTCAGTTAAATCTCTAGGTATTTTATTTATATTGTCATTTAACAACGCGATATGCGATGTTAAACCCACTTCTAATTCATTATCAAGCGGATAAGAGTTTAATATACCTGGAAGATATACATTGTAATAATCTTGCTCTTGTTGTTTAACAACTATCTTCCATGAGAAAAAACCTAATGGATTATAATTAGGATCGCTTGGATTTCCATTGTAAACACCTGGATATAAACTAGATGCGTTAGGTGAAGTTGGTATTTCTGTGTTTAATTGAACCAACAAAGTATCTCCAGGCCAATCTCCAATATTTACACCACTATCATTGTAAGGTGAAAATACAGTTGAAAACTGAGATGCAGAGCCACCACTAGCGTCACCTGAGTTAGACAATATTACAGATGTAGCTCTACCAAACCTATCTGCAAATACAAAGCCTGCTTGATAGTTTCTGTTTTGTTTTAACGTAGAACTTGGATATTCAACTATACTAGTGCTCCAAAGCGTAGGGTTTGTTGGATTTTGAGAAGATCCAGTGTTATTAAAAGCACGTTTTGCTGCTGCTCCTGTGTTGTAATTTATATCTAAAGGCGGCGTGTGTTGAGTTTGAAAGTTTCCGTAAACAACTCTATTGCTAACTACTTCTTGAGCAAAAGCTTTAACAGGCACTTTATCAAATACTCTTACTGTTTGAGCTTCAGGTAAAGTTTTGAAAGGTTTAGTTCCAGAATAAACATATTCTAACGTGTTTAATTCTTTTATAGTTAAAGTAGCGTTACCTCCACCACCAGTAATAGTAACAACGTCTCCTTCAGCATATCCACTACCATCAGTTGATATTATAAGCGCAGTTATTTCACCTGTGTTACTTACAGCTTGAATATCTACTTTAAGACCGTTTCCACTACCATTTGTTGTTGTAGCTATATCTGAATTAATAGAATAACCACTCCCTACATTACTTATAAAAAACGGAGTATATTGAGCTTGTATGTCGTTAGCTGTTAATGTATCTGCTACTAAAACTCTTATTTCGTCAGACTCTTTGTATAATATTTCTATTTCAGTTATTTTAAACTGACTAGTAACGTTAGCAAGTGTAGTTGCAGGCAAAGAAGGATCTTCTACAGATGGCATGGGTATACGTAAAGTAATTTCATTTACTTTATTTTCCATAAAATCTACAACCGTACTTCTATATGTTGCAGATTGGTCATTGTCGTCATCTTCTGTTCCACTTGGATTAAACAAAAAGTAACCATCTTGTTGAGGTATAAAAGCTTCTTGAGTAAAAGGTGAAAACACAGAATACTCTCCATCATCATATTTAAATCTATAACCAAATCTTACAAACTTATCTTCTAAATAGTCAGGATCACCTTGAAATGTTGGATTATAATAAGGATTATCTTGTTGTGCTTGAGGTAATGACTGTGGTAAATACTGACTAACAACATCTTTCATTGTTGTTTCGTAACCTTGATAGGGTTGTCCAGTGCTAGGGTCTATAGTTTCGGTTTGTTGCCATAATATAGGTGCGGTATATGGTGTGAATTTAGCAACACTAATACTATCTTCAGTGTTATAATAACCAACGCCTTGTGATATCGCAGTATCTACATTTATTTTTCTAGGCTGGTTTCTATTATCAGTAAAAAATAATAAATTCTCTAAAAGATTAACACCTATAATAGGAGCTCCTTCCCAGAAATTAATAAAACTAGAAGCAGAGCCAGTTGTACCACCTATTAAGTCAGTTGTAGATGAAAAAGTATCACCATTCCAAACAGCTTCAACAATTCTATGCGTAGCATTGTTTGATAACGCAACAGAATATTCACCAGCTGGATTATTAGCTAAAGAGTTAGTTGTAAGAAACAAGAAAACACTAGATCTTTCTTCTGAAACACAATAACCTATAATTTTTTCTGTTGTGTTTCCAGTTAAAAACTTTTCTACATTGCCTAATACATTTTCTAGAGCTCCAACATCTTCTGACTCTGACTTACTTACCTGTATATTAACAGCATTTCTATATTCACCTTGTTGTAACAAACGATCATCAAGATCTTTGTTCATTTTAGATTTTATAAAAATGTTTTTACTTTCTGCCATTTAATTTTAGTGTTTTATCCATTTAGATTTCCCACGCATTACTTGTGTAATTTCATCTAATTTTATATTAGACAAACGAATTTTAGCATTTCTAAGTTTCGAGCTAGATTCTCTTTTTAATCTTTGAACAATATACTCTGGTTGATTTGCTCTAGTTGAAATAACAGCATGTAACATATACGCATACATTGCGTCTTCTGCTAATTTAGGTACCCTACTATCTAAATCGTAAGCTAAACCATCAGATATATATTCTAATATAATAAGTTGACTAACTAAATTACTAGAAAAAGATATTTTACCTTCTCTTTCGTTCATATTAAACCAACCGTTAAACTGAGCTGTTTGAGGTTCTATACCATACAGTTGACCATATCCCCAATACCACATACCACCGTATCCCCACTCATAACCCCACCAGTCTAAACCAGCATTATATTGATCTTGATTAAACTCTTGGCTTATTAAAGCGGTGTTATTAGTTTTCCATCTTTCTTCCACTATAGAAGTACCTTCTATGTCTTCACCAAAGTTATCTTGTGTAGGCACACCTGATTGATCTTGCACTGGCGTTTTGTAAGGTGAGTCTGTTAAATTATTTGAAGGATATATAATATGTTGAACACCTAAAGCATCTATCCACGATATTCTAACGTAGTTAACATAGTCTTGCGGAAGTGGTAAACTTAAACTAGGTGGTATTGTAAGTTCTTGCGATTTAATACTTTTTAGTGTATCATAACTAAATTCTTGTAAACCTCTTTTAGCATGAAAAACTAAATCAGTTCTTTTAACACTTGGTATTAATTTACCTTGCCCTACGTAAGCTACTATAAAATTGTTTATAATATTGTTTAAAGTAACATAAGCATAACTTCCATAATTTTTTTCTACAGTGGTACCATATGCTGTTCTATCTCCATAATTACCACCGTCTAATCTTTTTAATTGACACACAATAACTTCACCTTGAGGCACGTTACCAGCAAGTGTTATAGTATTGCCGTTTAACGTAAACGGACCGTAAGGTGCTGCAACTATTTCATTATATGTTAAACCATCTACACTATGATAAAGCTTAAAATTATTTTTTTGATAGTTAATATTGCTTGGATCAGAACTACCTAAAATTAAGTTTGTGTCAAAAGTAAAAGTAAAACTATTTTCACCAGCTGCATTTTGCACAGTAAAACCTTGTGCGCCTGCGTAGTATTGTTGATTAGTTTCTGTGACTAGTGCCATATATTAACTTTTTTTATTTGCTTCTCTACCTTGTACTTGTTGTGAAGCTATTTGTATTATAGAAGGATCTTCTATTACTATACCAGCGTACGCTAACACTCTAAGTATAACAGTTGTTTGTTCAGATGCATCAAGTTCAAAATTTAAAGAACCAATACCAGTTCCAGGATCAAACTTTGCGTTATTATATAAGTATTGACCTCTATTACCAACAGTAAATCCCCATATGACTTGACCAGGCTTTCTAATGTAATCTACATTAACGCCTGACGTTATAGTTGACGGATTAATATATAATGCCATATATGGTTCTAAGTCTAATGGATTACCAGCCTGTATACCTGAAGGAAGTCCTTCGTATAAATATGTTGGAAAACTTTCTGTTGCTTGTGTAAGTGGAGATCTTTGTATATTGTAAAACTCTGTTTTAGATAATCTTTGTACTTCTACTGTTTCACCATAAGCATTGGTGTAAGTAACAGTACCTATTTTATATACAAAATTTGTAGTATTATAGTCGTCTTGTGTAGGTAATTCAAAGTAAGTTAAACCATTAGGAAGTACTGGTGGTGATGCTGGTTGTTTATAAGTAGCTTCACCAAATGTTTTAAATATAGCTATTTTTTCATCTAAATTTAAAAATCTATCAGCATAATCTAAATCAGTTTGTGGCACGCGTATTTGTTGGTTTAAATCTTCAAAATACTTTTCAAATATTTCTAATTGAACTTGTGTTGCAATTTTGTTAAATTCGTCTGGAGTTAAATAACCTCTCTGTTCTTTGTTTAATATAGACAGGACTGTTTGATATACAGTATTTACGCTTATTGCCATTTATATTTTTTTTAAGTATTAGGGCCCGAACAAGCGAGCCCTTATACTAGTATCACTTGTTTATAATCTTTTTTCTATAGATTTGTAAACTTCTACACCTTCATCTGTTTTAAACCACGCTGCTAGTGCAGAATATGGATTTTCATCAAAAGGTACAGTCATTAATTTACGATCATTAGAGCCCCAATGAAAAGTTCTTTGATCTTGTGAGATTGTTATAATGTTAGCTTCAACAGCTTTAATACCAAAGTTTCTAAGCTCTACATTTTCATCATTTGCTAAATTTAAAAACAAAGCTGGTTTTCTTTTAGCGAATAACATTAAGTCTCTACGTATTTCTTTAGATGACATATTAGATACAACGCTGCCTTTTTCAACTCTAAGTACAGCTTCACCTTGATCTACATCCATAGATCTAGCATAATTTAAAGCATCAACTTCTAGTTCTAAATCACTTAATTCGTCTTCAGCAACTACTACCTCGTCAAACTCGTAATATTTTTTACCTTTTAAAGGGTGATATAAACTTAATAACTTTTGTAGTATTTGGTTTTCTTCTGGAACAGAAAGAACACCGTCTTTAAAGGTAATGTGTCCTAAAGTAGCTTCACCTTTTTGCTCATCAACAAATGGTGAATTCATATTAGTAGCATATCTTAATTCTCTTTGAGTGTTTGTATTTTTATCAAACCAGAGTAACGGATATTTTCTAGTATGTTTACTTGGTATAGTTAAAGTTAATGGTTGTTTTCTACCTTTTACTAAATATGTTCTAGGTTTAACTTCCCAAGAATCTACTTTTTTAGTTTCTTTTTTTACTTTTTTAGGCGGCGCAACAACAACTTCTGGTTCGTGCACTTCTACCTCTTTAGTTTCTTTTTTTGCCATGATATAATAAAATTAAATAGTTAAAGGTTGTAGGGCGCCGAAGCGCCCTTTAACCTTAAAATGATTATGCTCCTTTGAAGATCACAAAGTTATTAGCAGCTTGCACAACTAAACATCTTTCTGACAAGAAGTTTACTGTCATAGCGTCTAAATCGCTTGTGAAAGCTCCACCAACAGAACCAGTCAACCAAGACTTCATACGTCTGTCATCAGCTTGTGAAGCGCGATAACGTACGTGTAAGAATGGACGACGGATGTTAGTTCCAAGGATTTGATCATAAACTGTTGCAGTACCTGCTGGAATTAACACTCCTTCGATAGAAGCAGGTCCAGTTTGACCGCCACGAGTAGAGGCGTCATTCAGATATTTCCAATCAGTTTTATAGAAATCATAAGAACCTCTGCGGAAACCGCTGAACCCAAGATTCAACGCCATTTCTTCAGAGTTTTCAAATAATCCAAAAGCAGTACCACCTGATCCACCAGCTGAAATTGATGCTAGCATGTCATCAAACTCTAAATTAGTGTTGCGATTCAAGAAAAGCATGTTTTCTTCAATAGCACCTTGAGTATCTAAATTACGTAGAATATCATCAAAGTCACTAATACCTGTAGCAGCTGAAAAACCAACTTGAGTGTTACCACGACCTTCAATTGCAGCAAACAAACCTTCTGTACCATCTACTCCAGCGATAGCAGATGTAGCACCTACTTGCTCGCCTTCAACGACTGACATTTCTAGGTAGTCTTCAAAACGTAGTCTTGTTTCAGACTCAGCTTTTAGATACCATAAATATCCAGAAGTACCATCTTCAGTAGCAACTTCTACCCAACCGATCTGAGCTGTGTCAGAACCATTGATTGAATAAGAGCTACGAATAATGATAGGTTTGTTAGAGAATTGACTGAAAGCTGGTGTAATAGTTTGAATTGGATAATCATTACCAGTTACACCTAGTGCACCTGTTCCAGCGATTGTAGTGTTAGTTCCTTTTGGATATTCAGAACCATATACAAATACTTTTACAGTACCAATAAGTCCTTCAGTAGCTAAAGTAGCAGAGCCGTAAGGAAGTACAGTAATAACAAAAGTACCAGTGTTTGAATCAGTGACAAGACACTTAGCTTCGTTACCAAAATCGTCCATAACAACAACAGTTTGCTGTGGAGATATTACGTTAGAAATATCTGCAGCACCTCCTGGGTTTACGTTGATAGTGGTAGTTGTAGGCATAGTACAATCGTCATATGCTACATGTAGTCTATTTTGCTCAGACCAGATGACTTGATCAGAAGTCATTGGGAGCTCAGCCCCAACCATACGTAAAAAGCCAGAAAGCGTACGGTTACCGTATCGCTCTACTTCAGCTTCGTATAGTTCAGGTAGATATTGCTGCGCAAAGTTTCCTCCTGCAGCGCCATCAAAAGTTAGATAGTTACTTGCTAGCGTTTGTTGCAGCTGCGAAGGTACTATCGTTCCAAATTGTGGAGTTAAAGCCATTATTTAAAAGTTTTAATTAGTTAAATTTTTTAGTTTTTACTTTTAGTTTAGACGAATCCAAACCACTAATTGATCTTACTTTTAAACCATTTATAAAGACGTTTCCGTCGGCAACCTGCCGTGGCTTGTCACTACTTAGATTTTTAGAAGAGTCAATAACGCCTTTCACGCCATCGGCTTTTCCTTGTTCGTAAAAATGATTAGCGATTTTATCCGCATTCATTGCAGCGTAAAGCGCCTTATGGTAACCGTTTGGATCAATAACTCTACCTTCTTTATCTAAATAATTACTAATAAAATTATTGATATCAATTTGTGATTGCCCAACTTGCTTTGGATTTTGAATTTTGTATCTAAACTTTTTTTCACCTAAATTAAAATCAAAACCTTTGAAATCATCAGTGAATAATTGCTCAGTTTGAGATTTAAAATCCTTAGCTTGTTTTTCAGCTACTCCTTGCTGCTCATTATATCGATTGAAAAAGTCCAAAGCTTCTTGCTGTTCTTGAGTAACACCAGGTCTCAACTTGATTTCCTGGTAATATTTATCTTTCATAGCATCAAGCTCTCTACGGGCTTTTGCAACTTCTTCTTTAAAAGCCAATTGTTTCTTTTTTATATCTCTTGGCTCATCAATTTCTTCATCGTACTTAAACTTATCTTCCATTAGAAAATTAATTTCCTCTAAATTAAGATGAGGTTTAGACGCTTTGTAAAATTCTGTAACTAAAGCTTGATCATCTATTTTAGAGTAATCATGATTTAATCTTACATAATCTTCCATCGTACCACCTGTTTCATTCATAAAATCAACAAGTGCTTGTATGTTTTCAGGTAAAGGTTTACCTTGTTTAACCGTTTCTTTTACAGCTTCTTCAGCTTCTTCGTAGAGCTCCATTGTTTTTTCATCAAGCTCGTCTTCAGTTATTTCTTGTATTGGACTGTCTAATTTTTCTTCGGTGCTCCGTACTTCTTCAGCCACTTTTTCGCTGTCGCCACTGTCTTTGGGCTCTTCGATAACAGCATCGCTATCATTTGTCTCCTGTGTTTGAACGGCATCTTCTTCTTTTATTTCAACCTTAATAGGTTCTTCTGCCTGCACATTAGGATCTTTTGTAAGATCTACTTTAACAGGCTCGTTAGTTTGTTCTGTAAATTTTTTAGGTTTTGATTTTATTTTAAAATCACCTTCTTGTTTGACCTCTACGGCCGCGTTTTCTTCTGACATAATATAATATAATTAAATAATTAAAAATTAACGAGGCTCAAATTGTTCTAATCCAAAACCTCCTAAAGAATCATTACCAGCTGATTCAAAGTTTTTTGGTAATTCGTCGTTTTGACGTTGCGATATCATTTCAGATTGCTGTGTACCAATAATTCTAGCGCGTTCGTCTTTACGATCTTCTATTTCTTTTTCTCTTTCTTTTTCTACTTGCGCTCTTGCTCTAGCTAGTTGCATGTTGTAGCTAAATTCTTCAGCCATTAAAGTTTGCTTTATTTGCGATTCAGTTTGCATTCTTTGTATTTCAAACTGAGACTTAGCTTGCTCTAACGCTATCTTTTGCTCATTTATAACCTCTTGCTTTTGTGTTTCTGCTAAAGCGGTTTGCTCTGCAAGTTGAGCATTTGCTTGAGCTTGAGCTTGTATATTAGCTTGTGCTGCTTGTTGATCTCTTTCAGCTTTTAATCTACGTTTTTGTTTTAGCATTTGATTTGCTAACTTTAAATTACGTATTTGTCTAAGATCTATAGCGTCTTCTAAATCAATACCGCCAGACTGTAGTGCAACTTGTATGTTTTGTTCCAACTGAGCTTTAGCTTCTTCATCTGGTTCTAAATCTAAAAATATACCAAAGTCATGCAAATTTAAATGCGAAACTTCTTTTAAAGTTTCAACATTGTAAGTAGATATACTTTCTTTTAAAGCTTTAGCTGTTAAAGGATAATTTAATACATCTGCTATTTTTTTAGATATATTTTCACATAATCTAAGAGTTAAATAAAGACTAGCGTTATTAATATGTTTTGTAGCTATATTTGATTGTTGAGCTGCTATTTTTTGTAAACCTACTAATGTATCTTTATCTGGCAACGTTCCGTCTCTGGCTTCATTAAGCCCTGTTACATCACGTATCATTTGTATATAATAGTTATACGTATTAACAAGTGCGCCAATTTTAGCTTGACCTGCTGATGTTGATAATTCTTGAACAGGAACTTTACCAGCATTCATCGCGCCATCTTGCGTTAACGATCTACCAACAACTGAACCTGTTTGAAAATACATGTTCAACGCTTCAGCTGGGTTGTAATTTGTACCATTACCAAGATCAACTTCCGCAAGCCCGTCCATATCTAAAAATACACCATCAGGCACCATACGTGATATTACTTGTTGTAATTTTAAATGTGTTAATTGAACCATATCAGCAAAGCCCATAGTCTTCGTAACAAGTGATTCAATTCTACCTTTATACATACGCGGAGCGCATATAGCGTAATTCATTTCAACTTTAGTAGTGTCAGCTAAAGGTCGAGTCATGTTTTCAGACATTTCCCATTTAAGCATCATATCTGTGCCTAAAACTTTTACACCTTCAAATAAAACCTCAACACTTCTAGAAACTCTATTAAAGTTATCATTTTCTGGAGGATTAAAAGTATCTGGCTTTTCTAATATTTTTTCTAAACCTTGATCAGTTTCTTTTAATTTAAAAACTTGATCCATATACGTTTTATATTCAAAATATAAAACCTGAACAGTATTTTCATCATACGCTCCCCAACCATATATGTAGTTGTTGTTGCTATATGATTTTTGTATTTTTTCTAACTCAGAATCAGATACATTTGGAAACTGTTTTTTAATTTCAGCAACAGTTAAAGCTTTAACTTCTCCAACATAATATAAATCTTCAAAGTTAGGATCTTCTGTATAAGAATAAACCATATAAGAAGGATCAACATAATCTAAAGTTATACCATTACTTGGGTTAAAATTAGTTTTAGCGGCTGCTATACCTAAAACAACAAGATCTTCATTTAATCTACGCTTTAGCAGCTCGTATTTATTTGCAGATAAAACTTGAGTTATTGCTTCTTCTTCAGCTATTTCTATAGACTGCTTGTAACTAAGTTGCAAATGCAGTTCCATTTCTTCTATAGTTTTAGGCAAGTTTTCTTTTGATACACTTGTTTTAGATATATCTTGACCAGTTGTTGCTTTTAATTGCTCTATAATATCTTGAGCAAATATATCTTTAGCTAAAGCTTTAGCGTAATTAGTTCTTTTCTTTAAACTTTCTGGATCTTGAGCGTAAGCTTTTATATCGTAATCTTTATTTGATATACCATTTACTAAAATGTTTACAAATTTAGATAGTATAGGTACTGGTTTCCAGTCTAAATTAAGATAAGATAAATCACCATTAATAGATAATTCATCTTTATATTTTTGAACTGGTTGCTCGCCTCTGGCGTATAATCTACGAGTATGGTAATTATTAAATGTGGTTAAATATCTGTTACCATTAGTTCTACCTTGAGCAAACCACTCAGACTGTATAGCATCGGCAACTTGTTTACCGTATTTTAAACTCATCTTTTCCTCCAAAGGTACTACCTGATTTGGAAAGGCGCTATTAGCGTTGTAGTTTATTTCCATTTATTTTATAATTTTTGAAACAACTCCGGTGTTATCGTACCGTTTTATACCTAATTCATAATTTTTAACAATAAGTTTAGGCACTGGTTTGTATCTATGTTTGTTGCAAGCCATCAAAGCTAAACCAGAACTAATAGAAGCATCGTGCTTTGTTCTATTATTTATATTAAATTTAGCCCAATCATTTAAGGTGCGTTGAAAATAAACGTCACCGTATTTATCATTGTTGTAACCAACAAAATTCTCTATATAAGTTTCTATAGCAGCGGCATGAGCTTGCTTAATATCTTCACTTGAATTAGGTATTCCACCTATTTCTCTTTCAGACACTGATAACTTATTGTAAATTTTATCTGGTCTATTCATAGAATATCCTCTATATCCTCTTCTTTTAAAATGGTATAATAGTCTAGGTTTGTTATTTTCTGCTAAAACTGGCATACCGTAAAACACACAAGCCATTAATACATCTTCAAAAAATATTTCAGCTGTTTGAGGTCTAGCTATATATTCTAAGAAAAAATGATTTGGCGGAACATCAAGCATACTAAAAGCTGTAAGCCCATGTAAAGATCCATTAGATCCTCTTTTATCTACAGTTCCTGATATATCATAAGGGTCACAGCCAAATGCTCCAAGATCTTCATTACCAGGATATTTAATTCCATTTTTTAATATTACACGATTTTGTAAATTTTCAGGTGGAATCCATGTTATAAAAAACCTACCATTACTGTTTGGTATAAATATTACACTTGTATCTTTAATACCATCACGCCATTGAAAACTACCTTGAGTAATAAGGGTACTATGCTTTAAATCTCCGTTAAAATCTATTTGCTCATAAATTTTAGTTAGATTAAATAAAGACTCTTTAGCTTCATCTCTAAATGCGTGCTCTTCAGTTCTAGGAAATTGACGATAAAATTCGTTTAAAGCGTCTTGATCTTCTTTTAAACCATCAACTTCGTTTTGCCAATAATCAATTACACCTATCTCAATAATCTCACCATGTGGTCCTTTAGTCTCTTTTGCCGGCGTTTCGAATACAGGTAGTCCATAAGAATCAATGTATCCTTCGTAGTTCCATTCCATAGGTATGAACAAACTATATAGTCCTGAGCGAGTCTGTCCATTGGCGTTTCTTTTTGTAACGTCTGAATCATTGTATATTTTTTTAAAGTTATCACCACCTTTGTCTAATGCGTTACAAGTTGAACCCATCATGCATTTACCAACAACTCTGCTACCTAATCTTAACGTCGTCTTTGTGACCCTCCAGTTGTTGAGGATGTTGTTCGGCCGTTCCCATTTACCCGATTCGTCATGTACGAGGAGTTTAAGTTTCTCACCGTCATAGGAGTTGTCGCCTGTGTTCTTCCAGTCGATCGTTGTGTCGAGCCCCTGTAAGTCTTCTTGCGGTTCGTTTGCGAGTATCTTACGCCTTGTGAATTTACTGGCTGGTACTCTATAGGCGAGCTCCGTCTTTGGCCTGTCCATACCATCTTGTATGGGTTTGAAAAAGAACGGATAATTAACGGAGATGGGCACCACTTTGTCCGTAAACATAGATTTTGCATCAGGCCCTGATTTTGATAACAAGCCGTATCGTGAATCAGAGGATATTGTTGCAAGATTAACCACTTCTCCTGATGCCATGAACGAAAAGCCAGAGCGTCTATTCTTGAGGTAGCACATTCCAAAGCAACGACTGTCGGCTTTACAAGCTTCCCAGAAGATATAGAAAAGCCTATTTGATTCTCTAAAATCTGGTTTTCCAACATCAATTTTACTCCACTGCAAGTACATGTAATGAGAACCAGTAAGATAAGTAGGAACACTTTTGTTATAAAACCAAAAACCTTTTTCCCTTCTTTCAAACTCTTCGTCAATATAGTCATACCACTCTTCTTTAAAATCTACAGAATATTGTTCCCAGTCAAATATTGTTTTTATTTTACTTAATGGTTTAGGTAATTCGGTTCTATTCCATTTATCGTCATCAAAACTAAAAACATTTTCTTTTAATGGTAAAGCTATTTTTAAATTTTGTATTTCATATACTTCGCCAATTTTTCCTGTTTTGCTTATTACAACAACGTCATGTTCTTTATTATATCCGTACTCCCATTTTTTATACCTATTATTTTTTTTAATTATATTAGGTTTTATATGATCGTCTAATATTTTAAATAAACTTTGATCGTACATTATTTAGATCTTCCTTCAGCAAAACCTTTAAAAGACTTTTGTTCTTTTACCTCTTGCGGTTTTTCGTTTAGTATGTTTTCTTCTTCTTGTATTCTATGTAATATTTCAAAAGCATCAAACACTGCTAGTTTTTTTGTAGCTGCTGCATTTTTTAATCTATCAGCAGTTATATCATCGCCTGAGTCTACAATAGGTTCTTTAGCAACTTTGATTAACTCTTCAACTGCTTTTTGCCCAGCTTGGATTATACTCAGCTTGGTTTTTTTCGTGTTCATACTTAATTACAATATCATTTGATTTCATACAATACAATCGTTCTTTATTAATAACAAAGTCATATTCACTAAACGGTTTATATCCTACAACATCTCCAGGATTTATTCCTAAAGCTTCTAACGAGCTATTACCTATTTTTAGTATACCTACAAGGCTTTGTTCTTTTTTGTTATCTAGAACGTTTTTATTTTTAATTGGTGAAACAAAGCATCTATCGCCAAAAGACTTGAAAGCATTACCATTACTATATAAATATATTTGATCTTCTGATACAAAATATAAATCATCTTTAAAAAAAGATCTACTATCTTTTTGTTCACCTCTTATGTTATACCATCTTCTAAATACATTATGATGTATAACTATTATATCACCTTTTTTAATAGGCGTTTTATAGGCCAAAGGCGTTGCAACTACTTCAGCAAAATTATTTACAAATTTATAACTTTCTACTTTAGTATTTAAAACTAATTCTATGTCACCTATTTGTATTGTGTTGTTGTATCTTTTGCCTAGCGGTTTTACTATAAAGTCAAAAACGCTTTTCATTAATATTCCAAATCATATTCAACGGATATAGCCATGTTAGAATTAAATTTCTTCCATGGCAACACTTCGTTGTTTTTCTTTATGAATATGTTATAAGAAGCGTCGTCATCTTCAAACAGAATATGTGATATCTCATGACCGCCATAAACCTGTTGGCCTAAAGCGTAGTGCATGGCATCGTTTTTATAATCAGAACCAATACTGATTTTTCTTATAACATTACTCATTAGTCCTCTGATTCAATTTCTGTATAAGTTCCGTTTTCTAAATTAATATTAATAGCTCCGTATTTAGACTCTAAATCATTTTTAGTTTCTTCAATACCTTCGTTTATTGTAGCTATTTTATGAAGTAATGAATGTTTGTTTGCTTCTAATTGTCCTATTTGATTTAACACTTGACCTAACTCTTTTTGTTGGTCAGTAATAGTTTTAAGCTCTTCAGCTGTAATTGATTTTGACATTTAATTTAATTTAATTTTATTATTTATTATCACTTGATTTTTTCGCCTTTTCCCACGTACGACCTACAAAATAAGCGCCATACACGGTAATAAGCAGTGACTGGAATATAGGTATGTAATCTTCGTCTACTTGAAAGCCACCTACATTACCATCAAAAAATGCTAGAACTGTAAATATAACAGTAAGATATATTAACACTAACGGACGAATGTTTTTAGACAAAAACGAATCGGACTGCATATCAAGTTTCCACCTTTCAGTGATTTGAGTTTGCGCGTCCTGATCCGCTTTTTCTAATAACTCTTGTATCTTTTGTTTAGCGGCTAATCTTTCTTCGTCTGTAGTTGTAAGCTTATCGATTACATTACCTACGTCTTTAACTAAACCACCTGTTAAAAGACTTAAAAGTTTTTTCACCCTTTAAACCTTTTAATTAAAGATTGTATACCTCTTCCTAGCATTGTACCATCTTGATTGTAGTCTCTAAAAACGCTATCACCATCTTGATCTACATCGTAAAAAACAGACGCAAGATCTTGATCAGTTGTTTTACCTTTTACTAAATCTTTTTTAGCTCTAGGATTTTCTGGTGGAAAAAAGTTTGATCCAGCATGTCTTGGATTCTTTCTACTATACTTCTCTTTTTTAAGATCAGCAAAAAATCTATCTGATGCAGCGGCTCTGCTATAAGGATCATTATCTTTGCTATTCATAGGTCCATCTTTATCTTTCATAGGCCCGTGCTCTTTCATAGGTCCATGCTCTTTCATAGGACCTTTGTGCATATCCATAGGACCTTTGTGCATATCCATAGGACCTTCGTGGCCTTTCATAGGTCCATGTTCTTTCATCGGCCCATGATGTTTAGCAGCACCTTCATATTTAGGAGCGCCATTCATATATTGACCAGCGCCATCATAATACTTAGCAGCGCCTTGCATTAATTCTCCAGCTTTTGCATCACCCATTTTTGATGGTGAAATTCTAGCTGCACCAAATTTTTGATTGTATCCCATTTTTGCC